TTGGTGGAATGGCCAAGGGATACAAAAAAGGCGGAATGTGCTAAATGGCAACTTCTGGTACCACAACATTTGATCTGCAGATTGATGATCTAATTGCTGAGGCGTTTGAGCGCTGTGGCATGCAGATTACCAATGGGCATCAATTATCGTCCGCTCGTCGGTCGTTAAATTTGATGTTCCTAGATTGGGCAAATCGCGGATTAAATTTGTGGACCATTGAGGAAGTAGCAGTTAGTCTGACCGGTACAACTTCAATTACGTTGCCAGCCGACACGGTGCAAGTATTAACCGCCGTTATTCGAGATTTTTCTCAAAGTCCAGCAGTGGACATTACGATTGATCCGATTACACGAGCAGAATACTTAGATGTGCCGGATAAAAGCACGCAAGCACGCCCTTCGCAATTCTACGTTCAGCGTACAAATCCGCCAGAGGTGTTTTTCTATCCTACCCCTGGCGGCGGTGGCGGACCGTATCAGTTCCGTTATTACAGAATCAGACGTATTCAAGACGCTGGGGACTACACCAATACAACCGACGTTAATTTTCGATTCTTGCCATGTTTGACGGCAGGCCTTGCTTATTATCTGTCGGTTAAGTTTGCCCCTGACCGCATGATGCCTTTAAAACAAATGTATGATGAGGAGTGGGCTAGGGCCGCAGCAGAGGACAGAGAGACAGCACGTATAAGTTTCGTACCTCAACTGGGGGTATGATGTGGCATACGCAACTGGCAAATTCTCTTTCGGACTGTGCGACTACTGCGGACAACGTTATCCCTATAACGTCCTTCGCAAGAACTGGCGCGGATTTAAAGTCTGCCCAGAAGACTACGAGCCAAAAGAGCCCCAGCTTGAGCCCCTTAAATTTAACGGCGATGCCGTTGCTTTGTATGAACCTCGCCCAGACCGTGTGGAACCAGTCACTGTGTATGTTGGGTCACCTGGCGACTCAGCCTTTCAAAGCCTTGGAAGCGCTAACGGGGGCAATAACATGCAGCCCTACCCGGAGCAAGGAGATGTCTTTGGTGTTGGTAATATCGGAACCGTTCTTGTTGTTACTTCGTCCTCTCATGCAACTTCAGGAGTCAGTGCAACGGGCTATGTCAACGATGTTCAGGCCTCTGGCAACTCAGTGATTGTAAACACTAGTTCCGTTTCTGCCTCAAGTGCAATAGGAAATGTGTCATGACCTACGACGAATTAGTAACTAACATACGCAACTATACCGAGGTGGATGCCAATGTATTCACCAATGCGGTTATTAATACGTTTATTCTCATGACAGAGAACCGTATCCTAAGGGATATTGATTTAGACGTATTTAAGTTAGAAGTGACGGGTAACTTGACGGCGAACAATAAGTTCCTAACTGCTCCGTCGGATATTTTGACCCACCGTTACATGATGGTCACAGATGGAACAGACCAAATCTTTTTAGAGTTTCGCGATACTTCTTTTATGAAAGAGTATTGGGCTGACGGAAGTGTCACTGGTGTCCCTAAATACTATTCCGTATGGGATCAGAATACTTTCTATGTCGCGCCTACGCCCACGTCCGCGTACGCGGTAGAGCTTGGCTATATTTATAAACCCACTCAATTGTCGTCTACTAACACTACGACATGGGTAAGTATCAATGCTCCTGAGGCACTTCTATATGGATGCTTGGTCCAAGCTTACAGCTACACCAAAGGTCCTGCTGATATGATTGCTTACTTTACTAATTCGTATAAAGAAGCAATTCAAGGTCTTGGAATCGAGCAACAAGGCCGTCGTCGTCGTGACGAATACCGTGATGGTATGGCTCGCATATATGTGAAATCAGAAAGTCCAGGTCCATGACGAGTGTTCCAAATCTTGAGGGGAAACGTATAGCAATAGTGGCAATGGGAAAAAGCCACGGTCAGTTTATTTTGGCCAAGACCCATTCAATAGAGTTTAACGAGGTGTGGGCAATCAACTCCATGGCTGGAGTGATATTCCACGATCGAGTTTTTATGATGGACCCGGCGAGTCGGTTCTTGGACAGTGATGATTCAGGAACGCAGACGGGGATTATGGCCAAGGTGCTCAAGGAGCACAAAGGTCCTATCTACACCTGTGAATTGGACGATCGATGCCCAGGCCTGGTGGAGTTCCCCCTTGAAGCGGTGATGAATGCCTGCCAAACAGGGTACTTTAACAACACGGTGGCATATGCCATAGGCTTTGCAATTGCGGCAAAAGTTGCCGAAATCCACCTTTATGGCATTGACTTTTCGTACAAAGGGTATGTCCACTTCGCTGAAGCAGGACGGGCAAACTGTGAGTTCTTATTGTCCATAGCCATTTCTCGCGGCATCAAGGTAGGAATTGCCCAGGATTCTTCGCTTTTGGATACCAATGAGCCTGTGGAAAGCAAGCTTTATGGGTACCATCGTTTAGCTGAACCTTTAGTTGTAGGCCTGGAAAATGGGCGTTTTGTGGCTAAAAAGTACTCAGAGGTTAAGGATTCTTTGCCCACAAACGACCCGATGTTGCCACCAGAAGCTTTGAGGACCTGATATGTTCCAATTACATGCCGGAAAGATGGCTGATCCAATCGTCAAAACCAGTGACTTTGGCGGCCATTCGTGCGAAGATCTAGCAGAACTCTGCGCAGATAAAATTATTAGTGTGGCCGATAACGCTCCTCCGGCCATTCGTGAGCAGGCTAAGTTCTTCCGGGAGCGCGTTCAGAGAGCAGTCTTTGAATATCTCAAACAAGCCAAGCGGGCCGAAAGGGCTACTTGCATCCAAATTTGTGTTCAGGGCGGGGAACAAGACGCCGCCAATTTACTAAGGAGAGTCTAAATGGCTTTTACCACAACCGTAATGCCCACCTCGTTTAAGGTCGAAATCCTTAAAGGTGTGCATAACTTCTCAACCGGCTCTGGCCAAACCTTTAAACTAGCTCTGTACAACAACAGTGCCTCGTTTACGGCTGCAACCACGGCTTACACCACGACCAACGAAGTGGCAGCTTCAGGCTCTTACACGGCTGGCGGCGGTACGCTGACTAAAGTTACCCCGACATCATCTGGCACGACGGCTTTGACCGACTTTGCTGACTTGTCGTTTACGACAGCTACGATTACTGCCTTTGGCGCCATGATTTATAACGACACCGCTACGGGTAATCCCGCAGTGGCGATTCTTAACTTTGGTGGTGCTAAGACCTCAACTGCGGGCACTTTCACGATCGTGTTCCCTGCAGCTACGGCAACTGGCGCAATCATTCGTATAGCGTAGGGAATGACTAGGTGGCGACCTACTCCGGCTGGGGTGGTGGCCCATGGGGCGAGACTCCTTGGGGTCAAGATGTCACCTATGTCTACCTAGATGGGTGGGGGTATGGTGCCTGGGGTGAAACTCCGTGGGGTGAAGGAAGCGCTGGTGTCCAAGGCACCGGCGCTATTGGCACTGTCACGGTCCAAACCCAGCAAAACGCCCTTGTCAATGTCACCGGAGTACAGGCAATTGGCCAGATTGGCCAAGCCACAGTTGACACCGGCGTTAATGTACTGGTTACCGGTGTTTCCGGAACAGGGCTTATCGGTCAAGTCGCCGTCTCTGGATCCGCAGTTGTACCAGTCACCGGAGTTTCAGCAACCGGGGCAATTGGTAACGTCACCGTTGCCGCAAACGCCGACGTCTTCGCTACTGGAGTCTCGGCGACAGGATTCATTGGTCAGGCTGCCGTCACCGGCAGCGCTGTTGTGCCCGTCACCGGGGTCCAAGGTGTCGGAGCCATCGGAACCGTTGCCGTCGCCACAGCCACAGTTGTCCCCGTCACGGGAGTCGCAGGTAGCGGTGCTATTGGGACCGTTGCCGTCTCTGGTGGGGCACGTGTCACCGTTACCGGGGTCCAAGCCACAGGATTCATCGGACAAACAGCCCAAACCGGTTCCGCAACCGTCCCAGTCACCGGGGTGGCGGCCAGTGGTGCCATCGGCAATGTTGCCGTCACAGGGGCAGCAGTCGTCCAGCTTACAGGGGTACAAGCCACTGGATCTATCGGCCAAAGTACCATTACAGGCACGGCAGTCGTATCAGTCACAGGTGTTCAAGGCGTTGGCCAGATTGGCGATGCTAGGGTTGTCCAGGATGCTACGGTCAACGTTACCGGCGTTTCGGCTACTGGATTTATTGGTCAAGCCACTGCCAGCATCCCCATCAACGTCCCGGTCACCGGGGTTCAAGGCACTGGAGCAGTCGGTACTGTCTCTATCCAGTCAACTTCTAACGTCAATGTCACGGGAGTTCGAGGCGTTGGCGCAATCGGTCGGGTCACTATTTGGACGACAGTTAATGACAATCAGACGCCAAACTGGCAAAATGTCAACGATTCCCAAGCTGGTGGTTGGGTGATCGTTAATGATTCACAATCCACAACATGGACTCAAATAGCAGCTTAAAGGAACCAACATGACGATTAACTACACCTCCCTTCTTGGCCTTGCCCAGCCAGTTACGGGTACTGAATCAGGCACCTGGGGCACGGTCGTCAATGACGAGATCACGGCCCTGGTAGAACAAGCCGTTGCCGGAGGCACCTCTATTAGTGTGACCGCTGGTAACGTGACTTTGACGGATACGGACGGAGTCTCAAACCAGGCTCGAAATGCTATTTTGCTTATTACAGGGACTCCTGGAACAAGCCGCAACGTCATAGCGCCATCGAGCAGCAAGGTTTATGTAGTCATTAACGGATCAGATAGTGCTATCGTATTGAAGGGTGCGGCCACGACAGGGATTACAATCCCCACAGGAACCAAGACGATTGCATTTTGGGACGGCTCAGACTTTGTGTCTTTGAGCTCCTCCGTCTTTTCTATTTTTGGAACGTCTGCAGCGGGCGGTGCGGCCAGGTTTTACGAAGACACGGATAACGGAACTAACTACACTGGCTTGCAGGCAGCGGCCT